CAGCCTTAAATGCACAAACATATGATACTAGTTTAGGTTATACCGGTGCAGTTACATATACAGGTGACAATGGCACACATTGGTGTTATTTTAGCCAGATTGAAGACAATCTAACTGAAAAAGAAAAGTCAGATGTTGATGTACAAATAAATTTAGAAAACGAACAACAGTTAGGAAAATAATGAAATATAATGAAGATAAAATACTAAAAGAAATAGAAACCTACATTAAAGGTACCTATGGTCAACACTATGCTCAAGTAAGTAAAGGTACACAAGTACAAGACTTATTAAGAAGTGTAGGAATTGATAAAGATTTTTGTCAGGCAAATGCCATCAAGTATCTTTGCCGATTTGGTAAAAAAGATGGTCGTAATCGTAAAGACCTTTTAAAGGCTGTACATTACATTGTACTACTAATGAATTCAGAGGATCAAAAATGAGTGAAGATGTATTAGGATATTCTTCACACGATTGGCGAAAGAATACAGATGACGCTAGAGTGGTAGATGATAAAAATTTATCATATGCAAAAGTAAATGATTGTAGAGTTATATTTACCAACCCTAAAACTTTGAAAGAGGAAACAGTTGATGTTTCCAGATTGATTAGAGTATTTGTAAACAATTTTGAATCACATAAACGGAGTGTAAAATGATTGAACAACTAAAATTTATGGATGACCTAAAAGAGATTCAGTTGATGGTAGAAGACCAACAACCCCGATATACCATTGTTGACACGATTAAAGACAAAATCGCAGTTTATCAGAAAGAGGTAGACGAATTTGATAAATGGGCTGAGGAAGAAAGTAAAAAACAAGAAAATATGGCTGTTCCAGACGACAATTGGCAGGACGGCGGAGTGGAGAACTTTGGATAAATCACAATATAAGGGCTATACAAACACCTTCTTTAGCTACGATTCGCCAATCCTGGTGCATCCTGGCGCTTATTTTTTTTCAAAAAGCGTTGGAAATCACGCTTTTTATTGGGGCTTGCCATTTTTGGCGATTTCTGATATGATTTCCACTATATTAACAAATTAACAAAGGACTATTATATTATGGCACAATTTGAATACACAAAAGAAATGATTTTCGCTGAATTTGCAGACGCTAAAGCGAAAGATACCAAACTTGGTAAAGGTGACGACAACAAAGTACACAAACATAGAGTTGCTATGTTAAAAGATTTTGTTAATCTTAAAAAAACTAATCCAGAAGCTTTAGAAAATGTCGATATTAATTTTGACAATTTACTTCACGCTTATATTCAAACTAATCCTAGAGATTACTTCTATTACAAAGTATTTGGCAAATCTTACGAAGAACATAAGATTGAAAATGAAATTACTGATATGTCGGCTTATTCTGATGAAGATAAGAACGCACAAACTTTAGAAGAAAAAGTTGAGGCAATGGTTTAATGGCAATTATCTACACAAACAATTCTAGTGGTGCAATTCGTAGGTTGAAAAAGAAAAAACCTACGAAAAGTTACCTTGAGGCTCTTGCTAAACATATCAAGTATCTTAGGTCTATGGGTTTTGATTGTGATGATAATGGTAGAATTAAATTGACAACAGATGGTAGACATACCATTGACATTGCAGAAAGAACAATGCCATTTGAAAGAGAAAAGACTCTATCAGATGTGCCTATGTCAAACAAAATTGGTACAGGTGGGACAAAACCTGACAATAGTTGGAAGATTGAGGCGAGTAAGAACTTTACAGTTGCTCCAGCTTATAACAAAGGTCCTTATATGGTAGTCGCCAAAGAGGATATTAAAACAGCAGGGAGGAAAGTATGACATTTTTAGAAAAAGTGTTTATGGTATTAGCAGTAGCGGCTTTCTTAATGATAACAGGTGTTGCTAAAGCAAATCCAGTTACTAATTGGATAACAAATGAGAAAAACAAAATTGTTGAGTATCAAAAAACCAATTGGCAAAAAGGTAAAGAGCAAACTGCCAATAATTGGAATACAATTAAATCATTTTTTAGTAAGGTAGTAAAAGATGAATCACAAAATTAGTGAGTTTTGCGATAAGGTTGATAGCCTTAAAAAGATGGCAGATGATTTAAGGGTCTTGAAATATAAGACCCCTAAATCTAATGACAGAGATTTAAGAGTACAAAATTTAATTGATACCATACAGGCAGATTGTTTACTGTTGGCACACGATAAAGGAGATTATGTTAAAGCTGAAACAGGTGAGTATGGTGATTATACTGGTATTGTCCACGACAGCGTGTTCATCAATGAAAAAGAATGAAAAAGGTAAATATGAAATCAATCCAATCGGTACTATTATTAGGACTATCATTGGTGTTCCTGACCAATTGCAGCTCCGTTAATAGAAGTCATTTGGGTGCAGGAATGGGTGGAACGACAGCGGCTGCTGTTTGTATTGAAAATGGTATATCTGACCCATATGCCGCTGGAGCTTGTGCTGTTGTTGGTGCATTTGCAGGTGCTGAACTAATGTATAATTCAGATTATGATGTACACAATGCTGTATTTGTAGACCATTTAAATACAAGTGGTACAGGTTCAAGTTATACAAATTGGTATAATAAGAAAACAGGAAATTCAGGTATTATTCATGTTACAAAATCACACATGGTAGGACCTTTTAAGTGTAAAGATTATGACGCTACAATAGATATTACAAATAGTTGGCCATTGATAGGTCTTGGTGGTGTCAATAGAGAAGTGGTTTTTGGTACTGCTTGTCAGTTGCCGGATGGGAGATGGATAGAAAAAAGATGAATAGATATAATGAAAGAATAGAACAATTAGAGAACGAAATAAAAGAAAAGCAAGAAGAAATTGGTTTAACAAATAATCAAACCACCATTGCCAAATTAGAAGAAGACATTTATAATACAAAACAATCAATAGAAGAATTGAAGAAATATGTTTGACCCTAGATTTAATATGCGTAGATATTTGACCTGGACTTTTATTCTGATTATATTTTTACTTATATCAGGAATTGCAGTTGCAGGTGAAAAGATTTTAAGGTCAGATATTGTGTCTATTAAACCAGACAAAGTTGATGGACAATATTGTTTTGTTAAAGTTGAGATTGTACAAGAAGAAGATACAATCACAAAGAGAGAAATTTTGGAGTGTTCAGATGGTAGGAGAGCTTATGATGGTCCTAGTTATTGGGAACTATTTGCTCAGTTTTATTACAATGATGTGAATACACCCGAATACTGCCGATATTATAGTCGGTCAGGACATGCTTTTAAAACACCAGGAAAAGTGTGTTTAGATACAAATGGTGAATGGGAGGTAAAATGATTAGAAATTTAATCATTGTGGCTCTTGTATTAATTATATTATATGATGTATCGAGTGAACAGGCGTTAGGTTATGTTCAATCCACGCTTGACTTTTTACAGAATTTAGTATATGATGTAAGGGAAAGTAATAAATTATGATGAAAAACAAAGTGATGAAACTAGGTGCTCTTGTAGCGATTGTAGGATTAAGTGCCTGCTCTAGTATGAATAGTACCTATAAGATTAAATCAGAAAAAGGTAATGTTGTTGATAAAGTGCCAGCATGGTACATGGCTGATATCAATGAAACAAAGGCTTGTGATTTGAAATTCTTTGATAAGAAAGATAATGATAAGCAATGTATCTATGGTGTTGCAACAGCAGTATCGCCTGATTTACAATTGTCAATTGAGAAAGCTAAAATGATGGCTAAATCTGAATTGGCAGATATTATCAAGGGTGAAATGAATAAAGAATCAAAACAATTCATTAAAGAACTTGGTAAAACAGAAACTAAAACGGTAGTAACCGAAGTAGAGACAGCAATAGTAAATGTTATCACAGATACGCCTGTAAGAGGTTATGAGATATTTGCTCAAGATGTTACACTTACAAAAAATGGTTACTATAGAACTTGGATTGGCATGAGATTGCCTCTAGGTGAGTTTAATAAGATGTATAACTACACTATTGAACAAGCTGTTGACGCATATAACCTAAATGGCGAAAGTCAAAAGGCATGGGACAATCTAAAGAAAGTCGAGAAAGATGACAATAACAGTTTACAGTAAAAACAATTGTGTCTTTTGTACCAAGGCCAAAGCATTACTAAAAAATCTTGGCCTTGAATACGAAGAGAAGTCTTTTGAAAAAGACTTTGATTCAGACCCTAGTAAATTAATTGAAGATATTGGTAAAAATGTTAGAACTATGCCTCAAATTAAAATTGATGGCGAGCTAGTTGGTGGTTATAATCAGTTAGTAGAACACTTTGCCGATAAAGGTAAAGTTAATTTTAAGGGAGAACTAATTAGTGAATGATAAAGACAATATTATATTATTTCCGACAGACAGAATTCACAA